TGCGGCAACTTTTACCGTGACCAATAGCACCGTGGAGGCAACCGATGTGATTATCTTGAACCAAAAGTCAGGTACTGATCTGTACGACCTAATGGTTACGGCAGTGGCAGCAGGGAGTTTTAACCTGACATTCCGCACTACTGGCGGCACAACCACTGAAACGCCGGTCTTCAACTTTGCCGTTATCAAGGCTGTAGCTGCGTAATGAAAACGCCTATATTGGGCAGCGCCTATGTTGCCCGTAGCGTTAACGCTGCGGATAATCGATGCGTCAACTTGTTCCCAGAAGTCGTCCCAGACGGAGGGGAGACAGGCGGGTTTCTGAACCGAGCGCCTGGGCTTGACTTGCTGGTGACGGTTGGGACAGGGCCAATACGGGGCTTGTGGACGTTTAACGGCGTTGCCTATGTGGTTAGTGGCACGGAACTCTACAGCCTCACCACGGGCTATGTAGCCACCTTGCGTGGCACGGTAGCAGGCACTGGCCCCGTCAGCATGAGCGACAACGGCACTCAGTTGTTCATTGCGGCCAATGGGCCGGGTTACATCTACAACAGCAGCACGGCAGTCTTTGCCCAGATCACTGACGTTGACTTTGCTGGCGCGTTGGTAGTTGGCTACTTGGACGGCTACTTTGTCTTTATCCAGCCTGACAGTCAAATATTCTGGGTAACGCAACTGCTAGATGGATCTTCCGTTGACCCGCTTGATTTTGCCAGTGCCGAGGGTTCGCCTGACGGTTTGGTCAGTATGATCATTGACCACGGGCAGATTTGGCTGTTTGGCACTAACTCAGTCGAGGTCTGGTACGACTCTGGCGCTGCCGACTTCCCCATGACCCGCATTCAAGGCGCGTTCAATGAGATTGGTTGCGCTGCAACCTTTTCTGTTGCCAAGCTGGACAACGGCATCTTCTGGCTAGGCGCGGATGCGCGAGGCCAAGGCATCGTCTACCGGGCCAACGGCTACACCGGCACTCGGGTTAGCACCCACGCCATTGAGTTTGCCATTGCCCAGTACGGCGACATTTCTGACGCCATTGCCTACACCTACCAGCAAGAAGGCCATGCTTTTTATGTGCTGACATTCCCCACTGGCAATGCTACTTGGGTCTACGATGTGTCTACGCAGGCGTGGCACGAACGGGCTGGGTTTGACAACGGCCTGTTTATGCGCCACAGGTCAAACTGCCAGATAGCGTTCAACAGTGAGATTTTGGTTGGTGATTACGTTAACGGCAACATCTATGCCTTTGACTTGGATGTGTACGCTGACAACGGCGGCATCCAAAAGTGGCTACGCTCATGGAGGGCGTTGCCGTCAGGCCAGAACAATCTCAAACGCACGGCCCACCACACCTTGCAACTTGACGCTGAAACAGGCGTAGGGCTGGGCGTTACACCAGAGCAAACTGCTGACGGCATTCTTACTGAGTCGGCAAACGTCCCACCAGCAGGGCCAAGCTACCAACTGATTGCTGAGTTTGATTGGGAATATCTGGCAACCGAGTCGGGCCTTGAGATCATCACTGAACCGTCCTTGGGCCTGCCGGGTGAGAACTTGGTGACTTTTGCCTACTCTGGCCCAGACATTGACGGCGCGGATATTGTCACCGAGTCATTTCCAGCCACCCCAGGCTATGACCCGCAAGTCATGCTGCGCTGGAGCGACGATAGCGGTCACACTTGGTCAAGTGAGCATTGGACAAGCATGGGCAAGATTGGTGAGTACGGCTACCGCACGTTCTGGCGGCGGCTTGGTTCGTCCAGAGATCGGGTCTACGAGGTCAGCGGCACTGACCCGGTAAAGATTGCCATCATGGGCGCTGAGTTGGTGCTGAGTCCAACGTCAAGTTGATATGGCAAACGTCACCCAAATCCCTGCGCCTCGGGTAATGTTTACCCAAGACGGTCAGATCACGACTCAATGGTTTCGTTGGCTCAACAACGTCTACACCATCACCGGCTCTGGCCTTGGCATTACGCCGGTCATCAACGGCGGCACAGGTCTTGGCACTATCCCAACCAACGGCCAACTGCTGATTGGCAACGGCACGGGCTATACCTTGCGGACACTGACTGCTGGCACAGGCATTACTGTGACCAACGGCGCTGGGACGATTACCGTGGCATCCAGCGGCCTGTTAAGTTTCAGCGCAGGAACAACTGGGTTTACACCCAGCAGCCCAACAACTGGTGCGGTGGTGCTGGCAGGCACATTGGTAATAGCAAACGGCGGAACTGGCGCTACGACAGCCGCAGCAGCCCGAGCCAACCTAGGTGCTGGCACAGTGACCAGCGTAGGCGGCACTGGCACGGTCAACGGCATCACGCTGACAGGTACGGTCACCACAGCAGGCAACCTGACGCTTGGTGGGACGCTGAGTGGGGTGAGTCTAACTACGCAAGTCAGTGGTATCCTGCCCATAGCCAATGGCGGGACAGGCACTTCCACTGCTGGCGTTAGCGCCACAATCGTGACTGCTAAACTGACTGCACTCGGCGCAGACGGCAGCATGACTTTTACAAACGGTTTGCTTACAGCGCAGACTCCTGCGACTTAGGTTAGGTAACAAGGAGAACGATTATGGGTTGGGGTCAACTATTAGGTGGTGCAGCAGGCTTTTTTCTCGGTGGCCCGTCTGGTGCGCTTGCTGGCGCTGCTCTTGGCGGCGGTCTTGACGAGGCTACAGGCGGTGGGCAAACAGGCGCTGCGCGTGAGGCGGCGCAGATTGCAAATGCGTCTAGCGACCGTGCTTTGGCGTTGCAACAACGGATGTACGATGAAAGCATTGCTAGGCAGCAACCGTACTATACGGCTGGCGTCAATGCACTTCCAGGCTACCTCAAAGGCATAGCCGCAGGCGGCGAGTATGTTCGGCCCTTTACGATGGCTGATTTTAGAACTGACCCAGGCTATGCGTTTAGGCTTGCAGAAGGCCAAAGGGCAATTGACCGGCAATCTGCTGCCCGTGGCGGTTTGATTTCTGGTAGTGCTTTAAAAGCCGCCCAACGCTATGGGCAAGACATGGGTACGCAAGATTATGGCCGGGCGCTCCAAGATTTCTATGGGAGACAAGACGTTGCGCGAAATGCCGCCGCTGGTGTAGCTGGCTACGGCCCAACTTCCAATGCGCTAGCAGCCGCAGCAGGGGAAAGACTTGTAACTGGCTCTGCCCCACTCATGCAAAACCAAGGCTATAACACTGCCAATGCTATGCTGGCTGGGGAACGCGCTAGACAATCGTCCTACGGCGACATTGGAAAAGCCTTTGGGTCTGGTGGGTTTAGCAATATGTTTGGAAATTATGGGCGTTCTCAAGGCCCGGTATCAATGCCAGGGTACGGCGGTATGTACGATCCTGCTTACATGGGGCGCTAATCATGGCACTTAATTTTGGACTTCTTGACCAAGGTGGCCCGACAAATTTCTTTGAGGGCTACTCACAAGGCCAAGAGAAAATGCAGGCCAATGCAATGGCCCAGCAGAAGGCAGCGCAGGCCCAGCAAGAGTTTGGTATGCGCCAGCAGGAGTTTGCTGCTAGTCAAGCGGATAAAAAGCGAGCGGCTGATGCGGCGATGGTCACACAACGAACACTGGCTTCCCGTGATGCGCTGCTCCGCGCTCGTACTCCAGACGAGGCCCGTGCAATTGTCCGGGCGCGGCATAACGACCCGTATCTTGGACGGATTAGTCAACAGTTTGGCAGCGTAGAAGCAGACTTGGCTGAAGTTCCTGACGAGCCAACGGCTTTTCAGCAGTACAAAGAACGAGAGGCTATGGGCGCGGAAGCGTTCCTGAAGCAACAAGCCGGTTCTAGAGAGTTTGCCACTGCTATGGGTGGCGCTCCGCAGGCCATGCCCCAAGCAGCGCCAACTAACGCTATGGCTCCTGTTGGGTCTGCTGCTCCAGTCGCACCAGCTAACGCTATGGTTGCACCGACAGTGTCAGGCGAATTGCAAAACAAGTTAGACCAACGTAAACGATTGGCATTAATTGCCAATCAAGACCCTCGCGTTAAAGCCAATATTGACATT